GCTGATTCAAATCTTCTAACTCGTCTGTTGTAATCAATGCCAACATCAAATCGGCAGTTGCCGGAAGTCCAAAACTCTCAGCAGTATTTTCAAGACCAACATCAGAACTCTGATACCCTGCTCGATTCAATTGAGTTGCCGTAAGAATAGGAACATTCTTTTCAACAGCAAACCCTCGCATCTCCTCGGCAATGCTCTTGATAAATGTATACGAGTTTACCGCCGAGCCCAATTTTAATCGAGAAGAAGTGCAGATATTAATATAATCAATAATCACTACCTCGGGAACAAAGTTTTTCTTTAGCGCCAACTCCGTAAATAAATGACGGAAGTGCCCAACACCAGCCTGAGCCGTTGGGTATTCCTTGACGATCAACTTGCCTGCTGTAGATTTTCGCAGTCGATTAATCTTCTTGTCATACATTTCTTTTGAAAGGTCGCGAAGATCATTAATCGAGATATTCAAAAGGTTCGCATCAATACGTTCGGAAATTCTTTCCTCCGACATCTCCAGGGTAATATACAAAACACTCTTTCCCTGTGTCATATACGATGCAGCGAAATGACAGAGCGCGAGCGTCTTACCTGTGCCCGGTCCACCAACCAATACATTCAAACTCTTGTTCACCAAACCACCGTTAGTGATCTTATTAAAATAATCAAGATCAAATGCAAAGTGTTCATCAACCCGATGATAAAAATCAAATCGAGCATCAGCGTCTTCAATATAATCATGACCAACATGAGTGTCAAAAGACACGGCAAGGGCATCACTCAAAATCTCTGGAATAGATTCCTTATGCTTCTTGGTTTTCCCATCCAGAATTTGAATGCTCTCCATCACCGCATTATATACAGACTTCTCTTGACAAAACTGTTCGGTGCTATCAATAAGCCAATCAACTTCTGGAGCTTCGGAATCTTTATCCATCTCTAACAACTGATTTTTAATAGAATCAAACTCCTGGGTATTGATATTTGACTTCTTATCAATCTCAATTAACAATGCTTCGGTTGTGGGTGGAGTATTATACTTATCAACAAAGGAATTAATCTCATCGAAAATAATCTGCTCAGGCCGCTCGGAAAAATAATCAGACTTTAAGAAGGGGATTACTCTCCTCGTATACAACTCGTCGGACATCAGAGTTTTCAAAATGAGTGTTTCCAAATTTTGCATTTTCACTCTCCTTCAAATTTTTATTAATATTTTTGGAAACAATATCAATCAATACATCCCCAAGCAACTTATCAAACTTCTCTTGATACCCATCAGGATACTTTACTCCCAAAACTTTAGCGGGAACATAAAGAACATCATAGCCAAACTTTACTTTATTAGTCTTGGCATCAATACTATATTGAGTATACTTATAGAGCATACCCTTCCACTCACCATTAATTAATTCAACACACCACTCGGGATCATTTAAATCTTTAGGGTTATCTACAAGTTTATACCATTCACTATAATCATCAAGCATCGAGTTCAACATTTGCACTCCCATACAGGAATTGCGATTGAGCATATGTATCTATGCGATCAAGCACACTCTTAGTAAAGAATTTTTCTGGGTTTCCGTAAATAGTTTTACCAAATTGCTTGCTACCATCTTCAAGAATAATCCTTCCAGACTTGTTCTCCCAGATCCCAGCAGCCACAGCAAGATCCGTCAATCCGTAATACTTATGCAATCCAATATCATATCTTAACAACGCATCCACCTGAGAATTTTCTTTCGTCAGCCTTGATTTAAATGCCTTGCAATGAATCACGTTCCCTATAACATCGGTTCCTTCTTTTTCTTTTCTTCGGCTCAATGTTAATATAACATCGGCAGCATATTTCAATCCACCGCCGCCAGAGATTTGAGTAGGATCTCCATACCCACCAATGTTATCGTAGGTATGATTCGTTACAATCATGGGAACCTTTGCTGCACCCAACTTTAAAGTAAGCACCCGAAACGCTGCCCGAATAATTCCGGGTCGCGTCATGTCTTTGGTTTCTTTACCCTCTTCAGAATCAGCAAGCTCCTTGGTCGTTGACAACATTCCAAGACTATCCAAACACACCATCATAGGTGGGCGAGAACTCTGATCCAAATAACCGTTAACAACTTTCAATGCTTGATTCTTAAACTCTTGAACTGTTGCAACTGGAATTACAATCAATCTATTTGGATCAATACCTCGTTCAGTCAACATATCTTTTGTAATTGCAGACTCACTCTCAAAGAACATAACCCCGGCATCGGGATTGTCATCCAAAAATTGTTTGACCACACTCAACACAAAGAATGTTTTACCTGTGGACGATGCACCTGCAAATGCAGTTATCTTATTACCCGGCAATCCCTTGTAGATTGATCCAGATAATAATGCATTCAATACATACGAACCCGTATCAATATATTGATCGACATCAGAAAACTGACCAATGAAAGCATTACCAGTTTCCTTTGCTAAATTATCAAAAAAACTTTTTGCCATTCTAATATAACTCCTTTACCTCATCGCAAATCCCCAACTTCAATGCTTCCTTTGCACTCAGCCAGCGATCTTCTGGCGGCAAAAGAAATTCACGAATCTTCTTTTCACTTAATCCAGTACATTTCTTATAATGATCCATAATCATTTTAGAAGTCAACTCAAATGCCTTGACCTGACTAAAGAGTTCATGCTCTTTACCATAATTCCCCCAACTGTATTGGTGGGAAAGAATCTGAGTATTCGGGGTTAGTCTTCGATAACCCTTCTCCCCTGCCATGAAGATCATCAACCCACAACTAGAAATTTCTCCAATACCAATTGTCTCAATCGGAATCTTTGATCCTTTTATTACATCTATCAATGCAAAGGCATCCGTAACAGATCCGCCGGGAGAATTAATCAACAACGTCAAACTCTCAAACGGATCGGTGTATAAATTATTTTTAATAACCCATTCGATCACAGGCTTTACTGTTTCCGAATTAACTTCTGCCATCAAAAGATATAAACCATTCTTGGTAATATCAAGATCATCTCCCGATGCAGGTGGCCATTGAGAATATGCTTCCGCTATGGTCTTGGGTGATATTGGTTGCGACATAATCATTCTCCTTTATACAAAAAACTGGTCTAGAGTAGAAATCTTTTTTGTCTTCCACCCAATCTTCTCTAAGATAATTCCTAGCGGATAAACAAATGCTTTTTCAAATTGCTTATCATAATCAATATAATCATCCAACTTGAATTCAGAAGGAAGGCTATTCACAATTGCAATTACCGAATCCTTAATTGGATTTGGCTCCTTCAAATAAACAAACTTAATTTTATCTCCATCTTGAATTAACTGATACCGCTGACCCAATTTACACTTTCGGATCATATCATTATATAGTAATGCTCCCTTGACATGAACCGGAGTCCCCTTCAAGTAAAGCTGCGTTGGCGAACGATACTTATCGACTCCATTAATACCTCTCGGGAATGCAATATCCCCAGCAGGAAGAGACTTAAATTCTTCCTTAAAGGTTTCAATGAAATCAATCATATCCTCTTCGGTTCCAGTCATCATCATTGCCATTGCCTGCCGAATTTTATCCCGACAAACCTCTGGCGTGGAAGACTTGACTGCCTCGATGCCCATGATCTTTAGCTTGGGTTCTGAATATCGAACACCCTCATTATCAAACACGTTAAGGATGTATCTCTTCTTTGAAGTCCACATTCCCTTGTTCGCAATGACCTCTCGCTTCATTGACATCTTCTGGTCATATGCATTCAGATATTCAGCAAGCTCATCGTAGCACTTGTCAATGAACGGCTCGAACTTCTCAGAACTAACCTTGTCCAAAAACTTTACGATCTTTTCCGTGGAAGCACCCTCTGGAAAAACTCGATCAACAAGCCCAGCCAATGTAATGTAAATGCTATCGGTATCTGAAGCAACGATATAATCTTCATTCTCCGTCTCCAATAAATTATTTAAATATTCATTCACCTTAGTTTCAATCCAACGAATCGAAAGCTGACCTGACTTGGTTACCGCCTCGGCTAATCGAATATCGTAATATCTAAAATACTGATTTCCCAATGCACCATAGGCACTATTCAACTGTACCTTGCGAGCAAGCTGATCGTTCTTGTATCGAGAAATATCCTTTTCAATATCATACTTCTCACTCGCGTGGGCGTACTGCAAATTCTGTTGCGACTCGATCATCTTCCGCTTCGACTCAACACGTTTACTATACAAGTCGTCCATCATCTCTGGAAGAAATCCACGAACCTCTCGCGAAAAAAATTGGAAGTTGGGCGTAACCGTAAGTTCATTATCCTGCAATGCAGAAGTATCAAACTCCTTTTCAATAATATGTCGAATGCTGGAAATAGTCTTACGGCCGCCGAGGTCACATTCCTGCACCACTTCACGCGGAGCATCTTCACGCGAAACCAAAGTCTCCGGTGAAATATTGTACTGCATAATCAAATGCGGGTACAGGCTATTCAAGTCAAACGAAACAATCCAATCATGCATTCCAATAATGGGATCTTTAACATAGGCTCCCACATATCGAGCATTCTTATCTTCTTTACCCTTCGGAGGAATAACTATATTCTTCTCGCGAAGGTGATTATAGATCATGGTATCCCACATACGAACCTGCGAGAACACGTCATTGAAATTCACCTTTGCCGTATAGGCAAGGGCGAGAACCATGTCGATCAACTTCATCTTTGCATCAATACGATCCACAAGTTCAACGTCGCGAATATTATATTCAATAAACTTCTGAAAGTTTTGCTTATACAACTGATGCAAAGAATCGTATTCATCATACGATAGCTTCTGCTCGCCAATCTCCACGCTGGCAATATAGTCCAGACGATAGCTCTCTTGATTCGTGTATGTAAACTTACGATACATCTTCAAGTAATCGAGAGTGCTAATACCAGACAAGGTGCCCGACAACTGTTCCTTCCCCCCAAGAGTAGGAACCAATCGAGTATGGATCATTCCCCACGGAGAAAGTTTTTTGGCAGTCTTCAGCCCACAGACGTTTTCAATACGATTAATCAAATACGGAATATCGAAAAACTCGACATTCCATCCGGTCACGATGTCTGGATAATTACTCTTCCAGATTTCAAGAAACCGTTCGATCAAATCAACTTCATCTTCACATTGCACATATTCAACATGAGCGGGGGAATCGAAATCCTCACAACCCAATGCCCACATCTTATCTCCAATTTTCATAGAGATTGCAATGATCGGTTCGGCTGCACTTTCGGGATACGGAAACCCACTCTCGGAACCAACCTCAATATCAATATTGGCAACAACAATCTGATTCGGACCATAGTCGATCTTATCAGGATATTCGTCACCAATATAACAATAAGGAAAATTGGTATTCCCATAGATATGGAAATTATCCACCCCATCATATTGCTTCACGAAATCACGGGCATCCTTGATTCCATTCTGCGGAACTGGAGATACACGTTTCCCGTCGAGGGTCTTATACTTGCTCTTTTTATCGGACTGAACAAACAACGTAGGAGTATACTTCGTTCGATACGAAATACGCTCCCCGCTCTCATCCACCCCGCGAAAGAGAATATAATCCCCAACGCATTGGACGTTGGTATAAAAACTCATGTAACTTAAACGATACCCTTACCCTTCGGAGCAACAACTAATCCTGCTCGGGCAGCCTTATAGTGATTTACAATTTCATCTAATGGAGTGAAACTAAAAACTACATGACTAGAACTAATTCTAATCTTAACTTCCGCTCCATCCTCAGAATGAGGCAAGTATTGTTGAATCGCCATATTAGGTTCTCCAGTATCACTCTGCATCATTCCAATCATAGAGGGACATTCAATAACATATCCCCCATCATCATCCACAGAAACTTCTCCAATAAGTTCCTCGCCTGTAGTTAATCGTAAAATTTGAATACTCATTATAAACTCTCCTAGTATGCAGCTTCTTGGGGTTCAACAATAGGCAACTTCAATCTCGTCCTCGGCCCGACAATACCATCAGATTCAAGTTCATTAAATCCCTGGAATTGCATTACGGCAATTTGAGTATTCTGCCCAAAAATACCATCGACAACCAATCGTTCCGGGTCTGCTTCGCCCTTTGCTTCATCTAACCAAAGATTCAATTGGCGTTGCAACCGAACCACCTCAAGTCCTCGATTAAACAATTGTAACGGAGGCCGGAAAGCATCATCTTTATTGTCCATAAACATAAGCCCAAGATTATCCAAGTTTAAAACTGTTCGATAATCAAATACTGGACAAGGTTTTACTGAAACCTCGCAATGACCATGAAATGAAATTCGACGATCATCATATGCAAGATCAATAGCCTGACATAATCCATATACCGAATCATATTGATTAACTGTAAAGTCTTGAGGATATAATCCATGCAAACAAATTGCAATTGATCCTGTATTATGCCCCTTCTGGGCAGCAGGCTTTGATTCTAAATCTCTACCTTTTTCAATAGTACCATCAGCCCGAATGAAAAAATGATAACCAATATCACTCCATCCGCGTTGCTTATGCCATGATCGAATCACCTCAACATTATCATGCGTTGGTCGGTTCGATGCAGAGCAATGAAGAAACACCTTCGTTATCTCTCTCTTGGGTTTTGTAAACAAACTCATTTAACTCTCCTTATATTGTCCGCTGCAAATCCGCAGCGTCCACTCCAGTTGAACCGAACCCACCATCGCGTTCAGTTTTTTGTCCCGGTCGATCCGGCACTTCTATCAAGTTATATAGATATGCCATATCCATATTTCCTTGACAAATCCTATCTCCATTTTTAAAAGTAACATAGCGATTGCTTGTATTCTGTACAATAACAAAAACAGGATCAACGTAATCGCTGTCAATAATACCAACAGAGTTGGCAAGAACCAACCCATGCCTAAACGCCAAACCAGACCTTGCATATAATCTAACCACCCATCCTTCGGGAATATCAAAAACCAATCCTGTTGGAATCATTGCCCGCCAGTTATGCTCCAAAGTAAAAATACCATCGGTACAATTTATATTGTCGGTGTTTCCAAACTCGTCGCAAATTTTAACCTTCGTCCCATGAGGAATATGAGCATGAATATCAAAACAAGCAGACCCCTCCGTCGCAAAGATCGGATCTTTAACGGAAGGGTCTAACTTATAGTAGCTCAGTGGATTATGTGTGTATCGCTTTAATGTCATAATATAATCTCTCCATGATTTATTTATACGTCAATACCCGGAATCTTTCGTTGAGACATCTTTAAAAATCTCGCAGCATTCAGCGTAGACGCCTTCAATTCAAATACAAAAGACTTACCCTTTACCTTTGAATAAAATTGGGCAATCTTCTGAGGCTTAAACTTACCAAGATCGGTCTGCTTACCATTCTGCTCCAACAGAACAATCTTATCTCCCGTCTCAGGACCGGAGTATACAATTGCAAACTGATTATATTCTTTCATCAGCTTGACAGCAAGATCATAACTAATACCCGGAACAAAGAGCGACGGTTCCTTCACAGACTGGACTTCTCCCGCATCATCTTCTTCCTGACCGTGGCCGACCAACTTAAAAAACCCAAAATTGGCAGAACGAATCTGACTTCTCAGCTTTTTAAAATCAGCCTTGTTCTTGGTTGGACTATTTTCATCCCGCCATGAGGTAAGAATCGCCCAAGACTTGACCTTCTCTTTTTGAATGTGCTGGTACACTCGACCGAGCGATGCTTCATTTAGTTCATCGGCAGTCGTACAAGCAGCAATATCATTCCAAGTAATTTCTTTTTGTAGGGATTCACTAAAAGACTTCATTGTTTATTTCCTATGTTATACTTCGCAACCAAATTCCAATTGGCTTTATCTTTATGCGAAATGATTTTAACTTGATTCAATGGGACTGTCGGTTCAGCAGATTTATTTGCATCCACTATAGAGAGCAGTCCCCACTCAGCTAATAGATTCACAATCGAGTTCCGGCGACCTTCATCATTCTCATCGAAATTAGTAGGCTTGCCATCGAGTGCAAACAGTTCTTTAAAATGTACTATGTAATATTTTCCACGTTTATGCAAGATGTGACATGATTGATATAGCGTGCGATCCTTACGGCTCGCTATTCCAATCCGGGTCAGGGTTTCTCGAATCTTCAAAAAATCATCATCTTCTTGTAATTCAATCTCCACTAGATCATCAATACTTATTGGGATTACTTCACGTTCCCTTCTTTCGTTTTCCATGAGACATACCACCCTTCTCTAATCGTTCGTTGATATAGGATAGTTGCTCGCCCGAAAGCACCTTTAGTGCTTCGCTTGCCTTGTGAAAACTGTATCCATAATATTCCTTAACAGCCTCCAAATCCTTGTCCTGCTCAGGCTTCAACCACCTAGAAAATCTCTTCTTCGTTCTAATACTATTTAGTAAATAATCGAACTGGGGTTTATTATCTAGAAAATGGCGAGTGTTCATTTCATTTGCAGGGATCACCGTGTCAATGAAATAGGATAGAGTTCGATTAGTTACGAACGGAACATACTCACGTTCTGCGAGCGGATCTTCGTCTATTACATTTTCCTTTGTATAATTAATCGACTTTAAAAAGTCTCCTAGCTTTGCCATAGTCTAATCGCTCCCGCCACAAAAAGACCAAATATAAGACCAAGCAAAATACTCGAAACAAATTCCATAACTAACCTCTATACTTTCCATTCTTAATCGTCCCGTGATTCTTTAGGATTCGACCGAATACCAAACCCACAGGAATTGAGATAATGAACCATGTAACGAAAAACCAAATTACGTTTTCACACATTATTCCCATGCCTCGCGAGGAGACTGAACATCATAAAGAATAAGTCTTCCGTGTTCCTCTGCAAAATTGTGTTCAACGAGTGTACCCTTTCCCCTCTCCCAACCGGGACAAAAGAATATGGCATCACACTTTCCAATGACCGCAAGATCAGATGCAAGCGTATCCTCATAAGTAATGATTCCATCCTCATAAGCCCACTCGTCATTTTCAATCGGACAAAGAACTGCCCAACCCCGTTTCATAAAACGAATAGCAAAGTATCGCATGACATTACGATTCTTCCATCGTTCATCTTCATCTAATGTTCCACCGTCACTATATCGACCTGCAATATAAATAACCGGCTTCAACTTATCACTCATCACTAAACATCTCCGTTTTCTGCACACTTCAAACTTTCATACGAAGAAACCCTTCTCCGATAAAGTTCCAGCTTGGCACACTCAAGCACGCCAATGGCAGCATTGTACTTTTCATAGTTTGGCTTATCACCCAGATACCAATGAACCAATCTTGTAATAATATAATTCAACGTACCCGGTGAGTTCACCCAGTCTTCTTTTATCTGATCCAATTTCCAAAGAAAAGAATCCAACCCATAACGAGTGGTATACTCCGAGGGTCCGTCAATCAATTCACGTTGTTCTTTTTTAATATACGGCATTACTTAAACTTAGCCTCCACCATTAGTTCCGTAAGACACGCAACCAAGTTGATCTCTTGATCCGCAGCAAACGCAGACTTGTACTGATAATCAGCAAGAGTCAGGACTGCCTGTGGAATCGAAGCAGGCTCCAGAACCGAATATAGTGAATCGTAAATCCGTCGAAAGATTTTCTGCGGATCATTGTCAAGGTTATTGACAACCCACTTACGAACTTCACTAAACTTCTTTTCCTTCAACCCGCGCATCAACTCATTTAGATTGTCCTCGGAAAGATTTACCAGAACCCCAGAGTCAATCTCACCCGAAACAGAATATCGCTGAAGCTCATTCAACACTCTCCGAAAATCGGGGAAGTGTTTCATAATCATTTCAGCGACGACCTTCTCTTCGTACTTGATCTTCTCTTTATCCAGAATCTCCTTCGTCCGTTCCAAGAACTGATTCGCGATCTTCACCCGCTGACCATTCACAATCTTAAACTCAATTACTGAGCATCGAGAATGAATGGGTTCAATAATCCGATTACGGAAATTGCAAGTAAAGATAAACCCACAGTTATTGGAAAACTCTTCGATGAATCCTCGGAGTGCAGGCTGTGTGGAAGTAGGATTACAATAGTCTGCCTCATCCATAATCACCATCTTGCGACCCGTCCCCATAAGGGAAACGGATGCCGCAAAAGACTTAATGTCTGTACGCAGAACATCAATGCTGCGACCCTCTTCCGATCCATTGACCATCAGATAATCGCAACCCACTTGTTCACATAATGCCCTTGCCACGGTAGTCTTACCGGAACCTGGGCCCCCGGACAGCAGAAGATTGGGAATGGCACCCTGCTGAACGAACCCACTAAATGTGTCTTTTAGTTCGTCGGGCAGAATGCAATCCTCTACTGTCCGGGGCCGGTACTTCTCAACCCAGAGAAATTGTTCTCTTGTCATAATAAAAACGTCCTATTTAATTTTAGGCAAACTTGCTGTACTTGGCTTCCACGGCAACCCAATATGTCAGCGCAGCAGAATGCGACTCGAAACGAGCAATGCCCTTGGATGAAATCGCAACCGTATAA